GGAAAATCGCGGAGCGCTTTGGTGTTTGCCAGCGCTCAATCAGCGGCATCGTCCGTCGTGAGACGTGGGCTTGGTTGCCAGATTAAGCCCCGGCGCCGGCGGGCACGGTTTTATCCATGGCTGGTCCTTTCTCGCCCAGATGGGCGCGATTGCAGATTTTGGAATTCGGATTAGACTCGGCCGCACTAGGAGATGCGGCGATGTTGAAGAGATCGCCAGGCGGCGGAGCGCGGCGCAACGAGCGACTGGTGTGGCTCTACTGGGTTCTGCTTGCCATCGTGGCCGTATTCGTACTTTGGTCTATCGCCTTTATGGGCAGGAAGAACCTGTCGGTTCAGGAGCCGACCGGAAGTGACATAATGGCGGTTTATCCCTCCACGCATGTCTGAATACTCAGAGCGGTTCCTGCAGGGAAGCAGGTGGACCACCAGACGAAATGGCCTTGCCGACCGCGACCATCTGGCTAGATAGCCCGGCAAGAACCCCGCAGAGAGTGCTGATGACCGAAGAAGAACCCGGAATTGTCGTGTCGCCCCTGTCAGGTGAATTCACCAGGGACGGGATCACTGTCGTGGTCATCATCTATCGGGCGTTAGATGAGGCAGGCTGGCTTCTCGAAGTCGTATACGACGAAGACATCGCCACCTCCTGGGAGGATCCGTTTGAAACCGATCAGGAGGCCCACGACGAATTCCTTCGCACCGTCGAGCGAGAAGGGATCAACGCTTTCCTGGACGATGAAAGTAGCACGATCCATTGACTCGACACGCTGTCCCGGCTGCCGGTAGGCTCGCCTCAGTAGGAGGGAGCTATGGGCGGCTGGGATCGATCACCTCAGTCCCGCTTTCCGATATCCTGTTCACCTCGACCAACATGGCGGCAGAAAACCTTGTGCGAGAAGGCGTCGAACAGCCGATTGGAACGTGAGGGCCACTGCGAAAAGCATAGCCGCGAGAGTTTTCATGACCGCTTTGCCTATTCGGTAACTGCCACAGCCTTCGCGGCTTCGATTTCATCGCGCATATCCATCTCGAATACGTCACGATAAATGGCAAAGACAGGCTCCCCGGTCATTTTGAACAAAATATCCTGCTGAGCTATGGTCCGCTCTGGTCCATAATCATCAACGGGCGGCTGGATCATATCGTAAGCATTGACTTTGCCTGGGATGCGATAGGACGGAGCATATTCTTCAATTGTTTTGATACCTGCGCGCAGCAGCGGCAACGCTTCCTCGTCCTTCGTGTGCGCCCAATAGATATAGAGACCGGTCAACGCGCGGATGTGGCCATTGAGGATGCGAGGTTGCTCAACTTGATCCAGCGGCTTTTCTTCAAACCAGAGGAAGCCGCGATCATCCACAAAAGAAACCCAAAGGTCCGGACGATTTTTACTTGGGTCGATAGGGCTAGCAAGACCTGCGAGGACTTCCTTCGCAGTGGTCAATGCTTCCGGCATGTCGGCGCATTCGCTCATGAAAGTGAGGCCGATCAACGCCGCTCCGCTGGCGTATGCAGATGTCCAAGGTACATCAACAGCGATGCCCCGATAGCCCTTCTTAAAATTATAAAGCAGAAACCGCTGACCATCACGCTCGGCGCTATATTCGAGAAGCCGGTCATAAAGAGCCTGGATGATTTTCAGCGTTTCTCCGCTCTTTGATATCTCATAATGAGAACAGAGCGCGGAAGCGTTGCGGAAGAATGCCCATGGGTTGAATGGCTGCTTGAATTTCTCAATATATTTATCCGGCCAAGGGAAAGGCAAGGCAGCGTCAAGGCCATTGGAAAGGTCCGGTTCCCAACTTTTCGGAGGGCTCATCGCCGTTATCGGATAGACTTCGGGATGATTGTCGGAAATCGCGTAGTTTTCAGTTTGCCATTCACTGGCATGTGCGACCGACAAGGACAGAAAAATTAGGGAGGACAGGAGTATTCGCATGGGGGCGACCATATGACCGCCCCGGCGAAATGGTCAATGATCTTTCTATACATCCGTGCCGTTGGCGTCTTCCCAGCCTGTGGACTTCCTGAAAATCGGCTTGTTCAGTGTCGTGTCGCGGATGCAGTGGCCCAACGCGGTGGCGGGCACCGGAGGCCGCGCGGAGCTAGGTGCCGATCTGGTCCATTCATCGAAGTGGCCCGTTCCCGTTCCAAGGCTGACGGGCGTGTTGAAGCCGCGAATTGTGTTATCACGACGAACGGTGATGTTGACGCAGTTGTTGTCCGCCTTAACACCCGTCCCATTTGCTGCCGCACCCGAAGGCGTGGTTGCCTGAACGCCGGAAATGTCGATATCTGCCGTCGCGCTCGCGCTGGATGCCGTCAGATTGATTGCAACCTTTGACGATGACCCAGCGTCGGCCACCTCAAGCCGCCCGCCGCTAATAAATCCGCGACTGCTGTTTACGACAGCGATGGCGCCCGCTGTCGTCGTGCTTGGGTTCTTGCTGTCGTTGCCCTCAAGGTTGAACCCCTGACACTCTTGAATATTGTACGCGAGGCCAGCGTAACCGTCGACCAAGTTGCCTTTCGCACGAACGTTAGCCATGCGCCTGCCCGCAACTAGCGACCTGATATCCACGCCGGTATTTCCTGCCCCGTAGATTTCGTTGGCTTCCAGGTTGATCTCTTTGGCTACCGCCGTCCCACCTGAGGTGGTAGCAGAGGTTGCGTATATGCCTCGATTGCCGGAGCCATAGGACTTGTTTTTTCGCGCGGTGAAGATGCCGTCGACGCCCGCTTCATTGTGGTAGATGATGGCTTGGAGAGTGCTGCGCCAAAATTCATTCCCGATGAGCTCAACATTCGGGCATTCAAGGTTCGCACCTGCACCTGCCGCGTCGAACACCTTGTTGTAGTGGAAGCGTATGTTGTTGCTGCATGAATGAGTGTCGAGGGGCGAGGCGCTGGAGCCACGCGAGCCGTGGCATTCGCCCCGAAGCCCTGTGCAATCTTGGACGATGCCACCCGTCGGGCCGGAGCTACCGTTGGTGCTGAACGCATGACGCGTGCGCAGGAATGTGCCGTCGCGGGAAATGCCACCGCGTGTAGCGTTCCACCAGCACACGCCATAACCGGTGTCGGGCACTTCGGATCCATAGACTTTGATATGATCATCAATCGGATCGAAGCAATCTCGCCACGACAAAGCGCGGGACCGCCAGTCGACAAATTCAGTACCTTCGCATTTCGGGCTGTCGCCAAACTCAACCATCAAGCCCGCCGCAACTACAGCAGGGTTCCCGACGAGCCGGCCGCCGACCAGGCGGATTTTTCCGCTAGGGGTGATCGGCTCGATATAGGCGCTGTCGGCCACATTGTACGCCATAGTGATCGGTTCAAAGACGATGACGCTGGAGCCGGAAATCGCCTCGATTGTGCAAAGCTCTGCAATGCTAATTCCGTCCCGATTTGGGTCAAAGACGAAACGGGAGGCGAGACGGATTTTCATGCCCTTTGCCAAGCCGACGACTGAGGTGACTGGGATCGTTGTCGCGCCGACCGCGACATCCGACGTTAGGGATACGGAGGCCCCCCTCTGGCCCATGAACTGCAAGTGATGGTTGGTCGCGATCGCTGGCGAATTGGAGAAGTCCAGCGTTGCATCCGGATGCATGTCCAGCACAATCCCCCGCCCGCCCATCGCTGCGCGGGTGATGACACCATCCATCTTGTAGTGGCCGGCCGGAACCTGCACCCAAAGATGTTCTGGAGAATTCAGGACTGCGTTGAATGCAGCTAGATTGGCGGCTGCATCGGCCAGAAGACCCGACCCTTTGCCGCCCGCATGCTGCGGACGAACATGGGCGCCTCGATTAATGAACGGTCGGCCGAGCGCATCAGTGGCCTTCAGCAGGGCGGGAACATCAGGGTTGTCACCCTCGACATACAGGGCGTTCCCACCATCCCCAAGCGCATCTCGTCCATTGACCCTGATGGCGTTGATGCCCGCCGGAATCTCCAGCGTCCCTATACCGGCGACAGTCGCATAGATTGGCACGTTGCCCTGTTCACCTGCGACGATGCAATCGGAATCGTCCGGCATAAAGTCATATGCCCCAAAGGCGACATACGGAAAGATTGCCGTGACATTGCCCTGACTATCGGCAGGGACGCGATCATAGACGCGGCCAGAAATGAAGGCGTCCAGCGAAGCATCAGCGCGCAGCGTTTCAAACAGCAGTTTCTGCAATGCGTATGCGGTGCTCATTTCACACCATCCCTAATCGCCTTGCGCATCCGGCGGGAAATCCCGCCTTTCGCCCGCTTGCGCAACGCGCGCCAAGTCGTAAAAAAGAACGGTTGCGCGTCCATCTTTTGCGTACCGAATTCGACGAAACGTACGTAGAACGCATCCATGTCACCGAGCTTCTTGTCACGTGTGCCGGCATAAATGGTGATCATCTTGCGGCCACCGCCGCCGGCCGCCTGGCTCTTGCCGAGAACCATTGCTCCCTTCGGTGCATCGCCCCACGTCCACCCGATGCTGTCACGCAGCGCGCCACTATCGACCGGCACGAGACGCTTCATCATGGCGACGATTTCTTCTGCACTTTCTTCCATAGCGGCCGCGGTCGCCTCCTCGACTTTGGCCGGTATGGTCTGTGTCAGCTTGCGCTTGAGGCGATCAAGGCCCTGCACCATCAGACCGCCACTCCCTTTTCGCAAAGCATGCTGACCCAGCGCCGATCCGTCTCATGGGTGATGTCGCGGATGTTGAACACCTCTCCGTTGCGAACGTCGCGCACGCGCCAGTCGGTCGAGACCGACCGCGTCAGCGACGAGGCACGCACGATGATGACCTGTGTATGCTTGCCCTGAAGCCTGCCGGCCATGACGCTTTCGCCACCGCGCAGATGCCGATAGGCGGCGCGACAGGAGAACTGTTCCTGCCAGTCGCCGACCGTATTTCCCGCGCCGTCCTCGACCTCGACACGCTTGTCGAAGGCGACACGATAATAAAGGTCGCCGGCACTGATTTGCTTGGCCATCATGCGCCCTCACGCCAATGCCGGGTCGCGGCGGGAATAGATCAGTGCGGTCACTGGCTTTGGCAACGAACCGCGCTCGAATGCGCTATCTTCGTCGCTGTCGGGGCTGCGATAGATGTGTCCAACGAGCATGATCGTCGCGACTTGAACATCCTCCGGGACATCGCCGGTAAGCGCCGAAGTCTCCCAATTATAAAACGGGGCGGAACCGATTTCTTTCAGGTAGCGCAGGATCGACGCCGACGCGGCCGTGATAAGGAGTCCGAGCCGGGCGTCGTCGTCGGTCATGTCAATCACAAGACCCTGCTTCACCTTATCGAGCGTGACGAGATCGACCATGTCAGCCCACCTTGATCGGTTTAGGATCGAGCGTAGATTTCACAATGCCATCCTTGCCATCTCTGCCGCGCTTCACTGACAAGCGCCAATCGTCGCCTGTCTCTGGCTTCGCCTGCGTATCCTTCTGCGCAATCCAAAAGCTGCCGGCCCACGTCACGCCGTCGCCGGCCAGATAGTCCTTGCCCTCCCGATAGACGCCCCGGTCGATCACGATAGGCATAGCTAACGAGAATACCTTGACGCGCTCGCCCTTGGTGAAGGTCATCGTGACGGTCTTTTCGCCGTCATAGGTCACGTCCATGTCGTCAAAGCCGAAACCATCGGCACCCGGTGCGCCCGGTTCACCATCCTTGCCGACAAACTGTCCCAGGTCTTTCGTGGTGCCGTCGCTCATGACAGCCACGAGCCGACCACCGTCGGCACGGAAAAGGTCTTTCACGTCCAGACCATCGCGACCGTCTTTGCCGTCAGCACCGTTTTTTCCGTCAATGCCTGGCGCACCGTCCGACCCGTCCTTGCCATCCTTCCCGGCAGGCGGCGGATTGGCGGTCAGATGACGCGCCACCGCATCGTCGATGAGATCAGGCATGGACAGGACCGCATCCACGATTTGTTCCCGAGTTACGGCAGGAGCATCTGCCCCCGCAGGACCTTCCGGCCCGCGCTCGCCTGCCTCGCCCTTCTCGCCACGCTCAGGTGCGCGCGCTTCGACCGCTGCAAGCCGCGCAAGAATGGGATCAAGCGTCTTTTCGAGATAGGTCTTGACGACCCCGTCGACCTCAGCGCCGAATGCCTTGCCGTCGCGCATCAGCTAAGCCCCTTCAAAATTTCGACCATTGCAGCGCGTTCTTCGGCGGCGGCCTGCGCTTCCGCCAGATCGTTTTGGTTGGCCGCCTGCGGCGGATTGTTCGCCGCTTCAACCAATTGCTCATCCCGTGCAGCGATGGCGGCAAGGCTGTGATCTTGCTGCTGGAGATAGATCGTATCGCCGCCCTCGACCGGCCCGAGATTGACACGGCGGCGCGTCTCGTTGAGCGTGGCGGTCCCCTTGGCTTTCTGCGCAACGTCGAACTGCGTCGCCGTGTCCATCTTCAGAAGCTCGTCAAGATCGAACTCGGTCCCGAGGCTTGCCCCAGCGCCTTCGCCATTCAGGCCAAGCCCTTCATCCAGCAAAACTTCGATGGATTCGATCAGCACCTGAAGGCATTGCGAATAATAGATCGAAAGCTGCGACTGGATGTTGTTGTAGGATGGCGGCTCCCCAAGTCCAGCCATGAACGCAGGGACGTGGTAGACGCCACAAATGACCTCAGCCGACCATTTCAGCTGCTCGATCAACTGGCTATCGACGGCCTTGGCGCGCATGGCCTCATATTTGAGGCCATCACCAAGCACCGCCACCTTTCCAGCATTCTTGCCGGAAAAGTTGCTATCCCAATACTCTTTGAGGCGCGAAGCCGTCTCGTCCGCGATTGCGCCCGGTGCAGTCAGCACGCCTCCGGGGCGCGCGCCGTTCTGGAAGAACAATGTGCTGTCGTTCTGGATGGAAAGACCTTGCATGGCAGCAAGGCCACCTGCAAAAATCGGGGACAGACCGACCAGCGGATGAAAAAAGCAATTGAACCGGTCGTGAATGATCTCGCGGGCCGGAACAATGATGCGATCGGTGACGGTCGAAAGATTATCCGCCAGAAGCTCATAGAAAACATCGCCGGTATCAGCCACCAGCGGCGTGACACGGGTCGGGTCGAGCACATAGAGAGCGGTCACCGTTCCCTTTTGGTCCCGCTCTTTCAGAACATAGGTATTGCCGCTCTGAAGCTTCGACAGCACCCAGCTTTCAAAGAACTGAATTCGGGTTTGGTAGCGGTTCGGCTTGATGATGACGCGAAAGTTGCGATTGTCGACCTCGGTCCAGATGCCGTCTTTGTCTTTCTGGACCAGCTTCACCCGCAGCTTTGCAATGTCAGATGCAATCAGCGTGCGACAGGCGAAATCGGCATGGTTTGACAGCACGCTGTCGCGCTTGACCTCGACATTCTGCTGCCAGGCTCCGGTGAATGATTCCTTGATAGTCGGCCACCAGCCCCCGCGATTGTCGGGGCGCTGCAAGCTGGCCGCCTTCTCTCGGGTTATGTTGAGGCCGAAAAGGCGCATGAGTCAGCCTCGGCTTTCGAGCGCGAGCTCAATGGCGGCGATGGCATCCGCCTTCGTCGTGACCTTCTCGCCAGACAACTCGGCCGCCAGCGCCTTCAATTCAGCAGCTGACAGGTCGCGCCAGTTATCAGGCAGGGCAGGAGAATCGCTGGTGGTCAGTGCGGTCGTGTCGTAGCCAAGCTTTGCGAAAATGCGCGCATAACGCCGATCCGACGATTTTAACGCCCGGTCAAGGTAGCCCTGATGCTTCATGGCAATCTCCTGAAAGAGGACGCTGGCCGCACCGAAGCACGACCAGCGATTTCGCGAGGCTTACGCCGCCGCTCCGTACTTCACGCTGTCGATGTACTGGACGGCACCGGCTCGGCGCTTGGTCCAGTTGATGAAGCGCTCGGCGCGGATACCGACCATGTTGTGCTGCCAGAGCGACACCATGACCGTGGACGCAGTGACCGGGCTGGTCGGGGCGCTGTCCATTTCAAGCGAAGCCTGGTTGCTGGCGTCGAGCAGCGTTTGGCCGTCATCAGCGACCATGATCTCGGAGGCCTTGGCCAGGATGATGCGCGCACCATCGCCGGTGACAGGCTCGCCGGTGCCAGCATTGGCAGGGATATTCTCCGACAGAATGACGGGCATGCCGAAGAACGTGCCGCCGCTGGTGCCGTTGACTGCGAGGCCGGCGAATTCCTGCTGGCCAAGAGGATTGAGCATCAGCGCAAGCGAAAGCGCCGTGGTCTCGTTCATGATCCAGACCGAACCAGCCAGCGACATGTTGGCGGTCAGGAACTTGGCCATGAGCTTCTGCACGTCGGCGCGCACCGCGTCCGCGTCGACACCGCTTGCGGCCACCGGAGTGACGCCGTTGGTGATCGAGGCCGGCTTGACGTTGGACGTTCCCGCATTCGAAGGATCAACAAAGTCCTTGTCCATCGTCTGCACGATGGTGTCGATCAAATCTTGCCGGACAATCGCTTCAGCCGAAGGATTGGACAGTCGGATCAGCTCGTCGGTCAGAACAACGATACCGGCCAGTTTGGTGATGCCGAGCGTGATGGAGTCAAACGCCAGCGCCGAGACAGGCTTGGGCTTGCCTTCCCCAACCCACTGTGCGGTCGACCCGGCAGTCTGGCGCGGCACCTTGATGTTGAACGGCACGTTGCGCAGGCCCGGAATACGCCCGATGATCGTCTGCGGACGCAGAAGCTCAGCGAACTCAGACGCCATATTCTGGTATTCAACCAGCGGCTTTGCCCATGCGGAGTCCGTGGTGGTGCCAGCAGCCACAGCAGCCTTCAGCACCGTCGAGACTTCCGGCGTCTGGTCATCCCAGCGCTTGGCAAGCTCGGCCGCCTGCATCAGGTTGCCCTTCGACTGCATCAAGGCCATGGCATAGCGCGTGAAGGCGGTGCCCTTCTCGACATTGGCCTTCACCGTGATCGGAGCACCGGAGCGTGCGGCACCGCCGTCGCCTTCGGTCTTGATCTCGGTTGCCACAACGCGCTGCGCCGTATTGGCCTTGGCCTTTTCGAGAGCCCGGAACCGCTTCAGGTCAGCGTCGATCTGCTCGACCTCAGCCTCAAGTGTGTCGAATTCTTCCTGCTCGGCGGCTTCGGTCGAACGACCTTCCTCAGCCGATTTGGTCATGATTTCTTCCATGCGGGCCGCGTGCGCAGCGCGCTTGGTTTCAAGAGCAGCAATCTGCTCGGCAATGGTCTTAGCCATGGTTTTATTCTCCGTTGGCTTCAGGTTCACAGGTTTGGTGGATTTCCCCGAAGCGCCGGGGGCGGTTTTCGACGGACGATCCAGGGTGCCAGTCGCGGCAGGAACATTCGTGTCGAAAGACTTGATGACCGACACCATGTCGACATCGAAATTCTTGGCCGTGATGACCGCTTCGGCGTTCGCCGGGATCGTCACCAATGACAGTTCGTAGACCTCGGACTTGGAGAAGCGGATTCCGCCATCGTCCATGAAGGCATATTCGACCGCCCGAAAGCCGATCGATACGGCGCTAACCAGACCGGCCTTGACCGACTGCCAGGCTTCCTCGATCCGATCGCGCAACGTGCCTTCTTCGGTGATCGTCGGAAGCTCAGCTTCGAACGTGATGCCGTCCTTGGTCGGCTTGTCGAACTTCACAAAGCCCACAGGCTTGTCGTGCTTGTGCTGCCACAGCAGCGGCATCGGGTTCTTGAAGGAAACACCAAGCGGCTCGACAATATCGCCGACGCGATCTGTTGCCGGGGTCGTGGCTACGCCGCGTATAATGCGCCGGTCTTCTGACACGCTTTTGATTTCGAGCACAGAATAGGCGCGGTTCGTCACAGTCATGACGACCTCCAATCGTTTAATTTTCTGGTTGCCTCAGCCGTAAACGAGCATCTGATAGGCAGGCTCGCGCTTTACTTCCGGGTTGCGCGCCATCACCGTCACGGCATCGAACAACGCCATGACAGGATCGATCTTCGCATCACCGGCATTCTGCTTCGTCGCCCGGACGCCGGTCGCGGTCGGTTCGATCTTCAAATTTCCAACGCACCACGCCATGAGCGCCGAGCCGGAATGCTTCATCGTGCCGTTGGCCAGCTTGCGTTCCGCCGTCTTGATGGCGTTCATCATCGCCCAGCCCTGCGGTGCGCCGATCAACTGGCCGCCTTCCTGCGTGATGCCGATTTCCGCCAAGGCCTCGATCATCTCGCCCAAGCCGGCCGGGTCCACAGCCACCGAAGCCAGAAGCCCACGCTGGTTGATCTCGTCTATGATACCGACGATCTCCGAGATGTCGGCCAGCTCGTCATCAACGATGGTCAGGTCACCGTCGCGCTTGAAGTCCCGCAGTCGATCGGCAATCGACTTGCGCCGCTCCAGAACCCCGTCATGGCACCAGGCATGAGTCCAGACGAGCCAGTCGCGCGTTTCTTTGTGCCGGCCAACGACCGCGAAACCGAACAGGTCATCGAGGCCGCCGCCGTCGATCCCGACCACCACGACCTCGGAAACCGAAAGCAGATATTCGAGCGTCAGCCCGTCCAGCACGCGCTTGGGCCAGAAATCAGCCCCCGGCCAGCGATTGGCCCGCAGGTTCATGCCGATCTCGACGTTCAGATGCTTGGCAAGGAAGGTCCGGCGCGTGTCGCCGTCCTTCGCCATTTCCTTCTTCAGTTCGTCCTCAAGCCATTCCTGGCTGACGGATCGGCCAAGGTTCGGATTCGTGATGTAGAAATTATCAGGGTCCAGATAGGCTTCGCTGTCCAGCATCGCCTTCGGAAACTCGTAAAGGACGCCGAGCGACTTCTTGTCCTCGATCTTGCCGTCGCGAACGTCACGGAAATAATCCAGCTTCGCCTTGAACACCCCGGCCGGCGGCGCATCGCTTTGCGTCGACAGCGAGATGACGAAACCTTCCGGCCTCGACACCAGCCCGCCCGTCGCCTCGCGGATCATCGCGTCGGCCTTGGGCTTGGCTCCGAACACCCACAGCTCATCAATCAGGACGAACGCGGCCTTCTTGCCCGACACCGTGTCATTGTCGGCGGCGACCACCTTCAGCACCGCGCCAGTCGTGCGATGCGTGATCGTGCGATAGTGATCCTGCACATGCAGCAGGTCGGTCAGTTCCTCATCAGCCCGCACCATGTCAGCGGCCGGCTTGAAGCTGTTTTGCGCCACCTCGATCGTCGGTGCGATGATCAGCAGTTCCGCCGACATGCGCCAGTTGCGGATCAGCGCCGTCATCATGATCCCGGCCGCGATGGTCGACTTGGCGTTCTTCTTGCTGATCAGCAGGAAGAATTCACGGATCAGGCGCTTGCCACTCTCAGCGTCGTAGGCTCCGAAGATCGCGGCGACAAAATCGAACACCCATTGCTCGCACGCCTCGCCGAAGGTCGGGCTGCCAGCCGCGTCCACAATCCGCAGGCTCTTGAACACCTCAAGCGCTGCCTGCGCCTCATCAGGAAACAGCGGCGGCGAGACAATCAGCGGCCGCCCGGTCTTGATCCGCTTTTCCCAATCGGGGCAAGCAGTCGTCCATTCCTTCATTTGTTCGAAACAACGAGCTTAGGAGCCGATGGAGCAGCGAACCGCCCACCAACGTTTTCGGCCGCCGCCTGCTTCTGCGCCTTCTTGCCTTCCGGTGCCGCCGCTTCATTCAGCGTCTTCATCGTCGTGCTGATGTCCTTGAGTGTCTTGGCTCGCTCCGCCAGCGACAGCGCCTTGAGCAAGGCCTGCCGACGCCGAGGATCGCTTTCCTCGGTGCAGATCATGTCTTCAAGTTCGCCGACATGCGCCGTGACGGCCTCAAGCTCATCCATCAGCCGACCGGCAATCCCCTTCGCCCGATCAGTCAGCGCCTCAGGACGAACCGATGCCGGCACGACGATCTCAGCCGCAGCCGAGCGACGCTCGCTGTTTTCCTGCCAAGGGCCTTTCGGCTTTTCCTTGCGCGTCCAGCCTTCCTGCCTGGCCTTCTTGCGGATCGCGGTTTCCGACACACCATACCAGCGGGCAATTTCGCGATTGCTCATCATGCCGGCGGTGTAATCCCGCTCGATCCCGATCCAGTCGATCGGCTTGTCACTCTTGGTTCTGGTCAATGGTTCGCACCTTGGTTCGCACCTGCGAACTCACAAAGGAGGAAAAAATCTCTGCGTGCTGGGGGCGCGGGTCTAGAGGCGAGCCGGGTCGGGAACTTTTGCCTACCCCCCCCCATGACTTGCGGGCCGCCGCCTCGGGCCGATGGACATCTTGTCTGTGGACGGCAAGCGCTTTGCCCGGCATACTGATCGTTGACGTCAGCAGGCCTTAAACGCGCTTCGTCAACGCAGGCATCGCCACTTGGCCGACGGTGCCATCACCTTAGAGCCAACTTCAAACCCAGGATGCTGCCATGTCTCTTTGGAAGACGTGCGCTCGGGTGGCTTTCGTGATGGTGCTGGCTTCAGGCTTCGCGGCCGACGTCATGTTCATCCTTCAAGCAATCGGGCTGCTTTAATCAGTGCGGCGGGTGGGTCATCTGCCCGCCGTCACCGATGCGAGCGCTCATGCCTCTGCTTTGCGCCATCATGGCAGCTCTTGCATAGCGTCTGGAATGGTCCTGCCCAGAAGGCCTGCTCATTGCCGTGGTGCTGCTCGATGTGGTCGCAGACCAGCTGCGAGGTGTCGGACTGGATGCTTTCACACATCTGGCAGGTGAACAGGTCGCGGGCGAGGATGGACCATCGCAGCTTCTGCCATCGTGCAGTCTTGTACCAGCGTCTCCACTCTTGCGTCTGGTCACGAAAGCGGCTGCGCTGTCTCTCATCTCCTGCCTGGGTGGCGAGCTTTGGAGGAAGCTTGCCGACCAGGGGCTTGATCGTTGAAAGCTTAGTCATGACTGTCTGTCGGCCTTTCGCGTTCAGCCATTGCGCCGCCTGATTAAACCGGACGCCCGCAATTCCGAGGATGATCCATGACCGGCCACGTGCGCCACGTCGCGATTTGCTCATAAGGGTTGATGAAGAACGTATCCTTCTTCGGCCGCGCGGGCGCAGTGATACCAGAGATACCCGGCCAGACGTCTGCCGGCTTCACCTTGTGGCGCACCCTGCCGATCCGGCAATGGCGCACTGTAGCGTTCAGCCGATTTTCAAAACGGCGTTCGCGGTCCTGTTCGTCAATGATGACGGTGTAACTCATCGATCACCTTTGAGGATTAAATCCACCGCCCGAAAATCTTTAATCTCTGGCGCTTGGTTTAAAGTTGGGTATCAGGACGGGCCGGGCGCTACTCCGGCCTAGCTAAACGGCAACCGCTTTCGCGACCGTACTTGCGTCTTTGGCTTTCGCCGCCGTCCTGATCTTTGCACTGCGACGGGACTGGTTTGTGTCAACGGTTTACCGTCATCCGCATTGCCGATGCTGGCCTTCTGCGCGCATCGCGATTGCGAGGCGGTGCGCCGGACTGAAACCGGCTGTCAGCGGCGCGATATGCTAACCGCGTTCTCTCGCCTCGCTCCCCCTGCGGGAACTGATGCCTGGAATCAAAAAAGCGGCCCGAAAGCCGCTCTAGGCGCAATGCGCACAAATAGTATTCCGACCCTTAACTGATTTGCTGTTAAGAGTCAATGGAATCAAGCCGCTGCCGAAAGCTTCCACAGGATTGCGAGCCTGTTCAACGCAAGACGCAGATCACCGCGCAGACTGTCGGCTGGATGGTTCTCAATAATGATCGCCTCAACCGCCATCATGCCAAGCGGACCGCTTTCGAGAATGGCCTTGCGTGCTTCCTTGAATTCAGCCTGGATTCGCGCATCACGTTCGGCGCGGCGGTCTTCAAACGGATCGCTGCCGTCATATCCGCCCGGTCCCGTGAAGTCAGACGACGAGCGCGGTCCGGTCGCGCCTATCATCGCCATCCAGCGGCCGTGCAGTTCATGGAAGCGCAGCGCGGTATCGTAATGCAGTTGGGTGAATGTGTTCGGATGGTTGCCGTCTGGATAGCGCTTTTGGATACGTTTCCAGTCTTCCAGCCAGCGCGCGATGACCGACCCGTGTTCCGGCAGCCGTGCCTCCGATATGGTCAGATCAGGGTTTTCCTGCCGGCGCTTCCATGTTGCAGCCTCCAGCGTCAGGCGCGTTTCGAGGCCAAGCGCCTCATTTGACCGCGATATGCGGCCGCCTGCCGTCCTCATGACGCCTTCACGCTTCTTGCGTCCTGCTCGTGCCATGTCTTTCCTCGTGTGCTTGCTGTCGCATACCGGACGGAGGTTGCGACCTCCAACATGCCACGACTGGCACTTCCGGCAGTAATATGGGCGCTCTGGCGCGTTGTAGTGCCGGCGCATTGCTCTGGGGGGTGTCCGCAGATTCCGCGGAATTCCGCAGACGCGCATTACGCTTGCGCTCACGGTCAGAGGCGCGGCGGCGTTCGGCCTGCTCATCAATAAAATTCGCAGGATCACGCGAAGCAAGTGCCGCCGCAGTTCGTCCGATGATGTCTGGATCAACACCTGCGCGAACCATGTCTGCAATAAGTGTCGCGACTTCGCTCATTGGAACTTCGCTCCATTTCTGATGGCTGAACACGCCATGTCTGCAAAAAGCTCGACCGTCTTCAGCGGCCCGTTGCGCTGCTTAGCGATGACGAAATCCATTTTGTTGGTCGCGTCGGTCAGGCGCTCAAGGCGCTCCGTTTCCTTGTCACCAGACGCCTTTTCGCGCTCCAGGTAATAGGCTTCGCGGTAGAGGAAGATGATCGTGTCCGCGTCCTGCTCGATGGAGCCGGAGTCTCGTAGGTCGGAAAGCTGCGGAACCTTGTTGTCGCGGCTCTCGACGGCACGATTTAGCTGCGACAGCAGAACGACCGCGATCCCATATTCTCGTGCAAGGCTTTTCAGGCCGGCCGTCATTTCGGAGATTTCGTGAACGCGGTTTCCGCTGTATCGTGATGACGGACGGATAAGGCCACGCGGCGAGGGTGGCCGTCGGTATGACCACCAGTATCAGCTCCGCCTACCCAGATCGCTATTTGACCGCATCAAGGTCTGCGCGCAGGCAAAAGAGCAGGCCGTAAACTCCGAGATCGTGGCCGCACTTGCTGCCGCCTATCCAGCTCCGGTCATACCGGAGAGCATCAACGACGCCCTTGTCGATGCCGCATCCGCAATTCTCGATGACTGGTCGCGGACACTAGAGGCTATCGGGCAAGACCCAAGCAGCAATCCCCGAGTTGCTGCGTTGGCTGCAGCTGTGGACCGGGCACGTGTGAAAGGCGGTGCGTCGTGAGCGCCTGCCCAGAACAAGCCTACATCGCCAGCGCGGCGGCTGATCTGGGCGACAAGCTCGCCTGTCGCCTCCGCGTTCTCGAAGCCCTCGAAACCATCATGCAGTTCGACAGCGACGCTGCGCTCCGTGCGCAGGTCCGCCGCCGCTACTGCGATCTCACCAATGACGAAAGGAATGCGGCATGAACGCTGAACCTGAAATCATGACCGATGACGTCGAAATGTTCGAACAAATCGGTAAGCCCGCGAACCAGGTTCTCGCGAATGTCGAACAGTCCATGGCCGCCCGCAGGCAGCAGGACAATGCGCCGGCCGTGACGCCCATGGCGATGATTGATCGCGCACTCGCCTCCAATGCATCCCCGGAGACGCTGGAAAAGCTTCTGGCCCTTCAAGAGCGCTGGGAAGCCGGTCAGGCGCGGAAGGCGTTTGACGAGGCCATGGCTGCCGCCAAGGCGGAAATTCCAACGATCCGGAAGAACAAGCTGGTCGACTTCACGTCTCAGAAGGGCCGGACGCATTACAAGCATGAGGATCTGGCCGAGATCGCCCGGACAGTGAACCCGATCCTGAGCAAGCACGGGCTGTCCTATCGCTTCCGCACGTCGTCGGCCATCAATGACCCTGTCACCGTGACATGCATCGTTTCGCACCGTCTCGGCTATTTCGAGGAAAACACCCTCGTCGGCCAACCCGATACCAGCGGCAACAAGAACAGCCTGCAACAGGTCGGATCGACGCTGACCTATCTCCAGCGCATGACCCTCAAGGCGGCACTCGGTCTTGCTGCGGCCGAAGATGACGATGCCCCCGCCGCCGGCCAGTCTTTCGAGGATGGCCCGATCACCGAGGAACAAGCAGCGACGATCCGCGCCCTGTGTGCCGAAACGGAAACCGACATTCCGAAGTTCTGCGAACTGATGAATGTTGAAGCGATCCCCGAAGTTCCGGCATCACAATACCAGCGCGTCATTGCTTCGCTTGAGGCCAAGAAGCGGAGGCTCGCATCGTGATCGAACAGCGCAGCCCTGAATGGTTCGCCGCCCGCTGCGGCCTCGTTACGGCATCAAAGGTCGCGGACGTGATCGCCCGCACCAAGACTGGGTGGGGCGCATCTCGTGCCAACTACATGGCCCAGCTTGTTGCCGAGCGGCTGACCGGCACCGTCGCGGAATCCTTCACCAATGCCGCGATGCAGTGGGGAACGGACATGGAGCCGCAGGCGCGGTCCACCTACGAGTTCTTCACGAACGCCAGCGTTGAGGAAACCAGTTTCATCGTTCATCCGTCGATCGCTGAAACCGGGGCCAGCCCGGACGGCTATGTCGGTGGTGACGGCCTTGTCGAGATCAAGTGCCCGAACACAGCAACGCACATCGAGACGCTGCTGTCCGGCACGGTCGCCGGCAAGTACGTGACACAGATCCAGTGGCAGCTTGCCTGCACCGGCCGGGCATGGTGCGATTTCGTTTCGTTCGATCCGCGAATGCCGGCAACGATGAGCCTGTTCATCAAGCGGGTGCCGCGCGACGACGCGATGGTCGCCAGCCTCGAAAAGGATGTGTCTGAGTTCCTGACCGAGTTGCGCGACACAGTTTCCCGGCTCCGCGCCAAGTACGAAGCGGAGGCTGCATAGATGGCCCGCGCTCTTATCGTCATCAACGGCAACGCCGACCGAGAAAAGGCACATCACTGGATCGACAAGGCTCCGGCCGGCGCTCGGATCACGTTTCAAGCTGCCAAGCGTACCGACGACCAAAACGCCAAGATGTGGGCAATGCTCACAGAGGTAGCCGAGCAGGTGAAATGGCATGGCCTGAAGCTGGCGGCCGATGACTGGAAATTGATCTTCATGAGCGGGCTCAAGCGCGAACTGCGCATGGTCCCGAATATCGACGGCGACGGCTTCGTGAATCTCTCAACGTCATCGTCTGATCTGTCGAAGGGTGAAATGTCGGATCTGATCGAACTGATGTTCCAGTTCGGCGCGAACCCGGACCACCCTGTCACGTTCCAAGATTCCCAATCGTCGGCCCCCTCCGCCGACGCAGGCAGCGGGACAGCCACCATGTCCAGCGTAGGCGATCCCGCTGCCGAAATTTCGCCTGCTGATGAAGCGGGTACCATGGAGGAAGGCGACAACCCCGGCCAGGTAACCACGGAACAGGCCGCGCCTTCCTCCGACCTATCCGACGAACAGAAGAAAAAGCTATTCCTGCTCGAGGAATGTGCGACCTCCATGTTCGACGCGGCAACCCACGAGGCTTCTGCCGAGCGCGCCGACCGCCTCGACAAGGCCAGGATGGCAAGGCTGTCCGAACTGCCGGATGACAAGGAGTTCGTCCAGAACACCTACAAGGCATGCGCCCGCCTGATTGAAAACCCAGCCGGCCGTGATCAAGCCATGCCTTTCCTCATGGATCAGGCTCGGAAATGGATGGGGGTGGCGTGATGAGCGTATCAGCCTACCCTCTTCAGTGGCCTACTGGACGCATACGCAATGCGCCAGCCGCGCGCCGAGATGGCCGGTTCAGCGTCAAACGCAACAATGGACGTTGGATTGAGACCAAAACCCTTACCGTCGCCGAGGCCCTTGGCCGCCTTCAAGACGAACTCGATCGCATTGGCGCCCGCTACCCAGTGGTCAGCACCAACATAGAGACCCGATTGGACGGACTTCCGCGTTCCGGGCAGGCTGAACCATCCGATCCCGGAGTCGCGCTGTACTTCGACCTTTCCGGCAAGCCGCACTGCATGCCTTGCGACACCTATACCAAGGTAGCCCAGAACATTGCGGCGATAGCGGCCCATATCGAGGCCACGCGAGCGATCGAACGTCATGGCGTGTCATCAGTCGCCGAGATGTTCTCTGGCTTCACTGCGCTGCCTGCACCGGTTGCGAAGCGGAGCTGGCGGGAGGTCTTCGGCTTCACGCCGCATGAACCGGTGTCGCCGACTGAGGTAGAGTACGCATTTCGCGCCAAGGCCAAGAAGGCTCACCCAGATGCCGGCGGCAGCGATGCCGCCATGGCCGAACTCAACGCAGCGCGCGACGATGCGCTGAAGGCGGTGCGCTGATGGCCCTGATCTCCTCAAAGCTCCGAAACAGCGCGAAGGGTCAGGCTTGCACGTTCCAGATCCCCGGCGTCTGCTGCCATAATCCGGAAACGACCGTTCTCGCTCATATCCGCGACGAGTCCAAAGGGCTCGGCAACAAGGCGGCCGACTATTCCGCGGCCTTCGCCTGCCATAGCTGCCACGACGCGATCGACCAGCACCGGCTCTCCAGGGCGGATGAGCTTTTCTTCAGCCTACGCGCAATGCAACGCACCTGGGCGATTTGGATCAAATCTGGGCTCATCGTTCTCCCCGTCGATCCGTCCACCGCCAAGCGCCGGCCGAAGAAGAAATCCACGATCCCATCGCGCCCACTGCGGAGCGCCAACACGTTTCGGAGGAAATAATGACCCTCGACCCGAAGGCGCTGGAAGTCTTCACTGCATATTTTGTGAAGAACTACCCCGGTCCCGATACGATCATCCACGATCCGAAGTGGCATGCGCCGCGTGTTCTCCGCGCCGCCGTTGCCGCGGTCAACACCTCACTCCCCGCCGATGTGGCGGGGCTGGTGGTGCAGATCGAGGATCGTGCACACGAGGTCTATGTTTACGGCACTGCCGCGCAGGTCGGCCCTTCTGCAGAAGAGCTTCGTCAGATCGCCACCGCTCTCACCGCTCTCTCTGCCCGCGTAGAGGCGGCAGAAGAACGTGTGAAGGAACTGGAGGCGGCGTTGCGCGAACTTATCCCGATGGCGGGCGCTGGCGCGATGGACAGCCACGATCCGCGTATTCTTTCTGCCCGCGCCGCCCTCGCATCCATCCCCACCCCTGCCGAGCACTCCGACGATCTGGCCGTTGATCGTTTCGCATCCGCCATGAAGACCAAGCTTGCAAAGAAGCGTGCCGAAGGTCGTGGCGGATGGGAAGGCCCCACTTGCAGCGCTGAATTACTGTCGAATCTCCTTCGTAAGCACG